ATTTCCTTATCTTGATCTGATTCATCGTCTAACGGAACAAGCACAGTATCGTCTTTTAAATAGCATTCCCATAATTCTATGTTATGCTCAGTGCCAGAAGGCTTTAAACTCCCTTGATTTAGATACATTTCACTGCCAGTAGTAACCCCGTTAGCCGTTACCTTGCCAGCAACAACTTTATTTGTTGGCTCACCCATATTAATAGTTGCTGATGGCGAGCTTAATTCATCAATCTTTTTCAACACTTCTGGATTGTTTTTGTATTGGTTAATCAAATCAAAACGACTAATAACACGCTTTACGAATATGTAGTTGCAGTTTTCAATGCTTGTTGCGGTTGGTTCAGGGTAAAAGTCTAAAGGACTTACACGCTCTATTCTTATATCCCCTAAGCCATTATTGATTGACTGGTTCCATATAACCTTAGCAATACCTACGCCATATATAGAGCCGTCACGCATAACTTTCTGTGAGATGTTCGGCAATTGCGAACTTCTCTTTATGTTTTCCCAACAATCATTCAAAATATCAGCGATTGATTCTAATTGCTTTAAGTTATCAAATGTCTGATGAGATAGATTAGCAGGCTTGACGTTTGTAGTAATCATTGCATCTAATGCAGTTGTAGCCTTAGTTTCAACAATTGGCTTAATTACATTGTATAAAGCATTTCCTTTTTTATTGTTTCCGAGGGTGTAATTACCGTTGGCGTCAGTGCCAGTTAGCGGACTAAAAGTCCCATCATAGAATCTTTTATATTTTTCTAGCTGTTTGGTGTTATGACCAGCTTTTGCTTGTGATAACAAGTTGGTCAAATATTTGATAAAGGGATTATCCATACCACTATAATACAGGCATGAGAACGTGCAAGCATTAAATTTATTTTAACAAAAAGTAAAATAAGTTAATGATTTAGTAAAAACAAATAAAATGCATATTAAATTTTAGGTAAGTATTATAAAAGCATGGAATTATATTATGGGCAACGCCTAGAACTAAAAAAAGATATTTCGTTGGCATTTGTGTGTAATGGCATCTTGCCTGCTGGGCAGCTAGGATATCAAGAAACACACTACAAAATACAGTTTGACCGAGCAGAAATTGTACTGCCAGCTAGTTTAGTCTCAGAGCTTTTTGAGGAATATGTAGTCGTTGAGCCTGTTGAAGAGGTAGTTGAGCCTGTTGAAGAAGTTGCAGAGGTTGACTCTGAAAGCGTGACAGATTTGTCTAAGTTGAAAAAAGACCAGCTTATTTCATTAGTGCAAGTTGCAAAGCCTGATTTGGATGTAACGGGATTAAAAAAAGACGATTTAATTAATATTCTTGAGGCAGCCCCAAGTGCAGAATAAAGATAAAAAAGAAGGCATTATGATTGTTTTTGGTGGTCCAAAGCCTGAAAAAAACGAATATAAAGAAAATAAAAAAGAGTATACCGAAAAGACTGAAAAAGAGTCTAAGTTACAATATACTCTTGAAGATTTCGGCGGTTACACGCCCATGTCATTGGTTTCAAAATTAGAGGAAGCCAAAGACGCAATTGCAAAAGGTAGTACTAAAGAGGCAATTATGGCTCTTGATTCGTGCATTGTTCGGATAACGGGTAAGCAATTACCAGAAAACGACCCAGACAGTGCACTGAAGACTGACCCATTTTTTGAACTTGACAAAATACTATCTTAAAAAATTTTAGGAGGAAAACCGATGGCAGAAGACATCCAAGTTGATGTTGCAGCGGAGCAAGTCCAACCAGAGGCCACCCAAGTTACTTTTGGGCAAGGCGATAGTGTTGACACTTCGAGCAATGACAATGGACAAGTTGAAAGCGAGTCTATAAATTCATGGGAAGGAGATAAACGTTTTGAGTCGCATTGGGGCAAAGACCCAAACAAAATGTATGAATCATTACGTTATCATGAGAAAAGACAAGGTGACTATGACAAGCAGATTAATGATTATAAATCTCAAGTTGAGGAACTCCAGAGATATAAAAACGACTATAACACAATTGAAGATTTGTTTAATCACGAACAAATCGGAGGTGAGTTAAGAGCCGTTTTAAATAAGTACGAAAATGGTAATCAAGAGCAAGCTGTGCCACAAAATAATTTTCAAGATGACAGAATAAATGAAATCTTGTTATGGAAGCAAAGCATTGAAGATAAAGCATTGTCACATTACGAAACTCAACAGCAAAATAAAGCCTTTGATTCTATAAACGAATACGCAAAAAGTCAGAATATCAAATGGGATAAAGACGAGTTTGTAAACTATATGCAAGCTAATAATTTCCCAGTTGAAACATGGCCAATTGCATTTAAAGGCGTTGCAAGTGAGCAAATAATGGCAACCCAGCGATCAAAAGCTGCAGAGCAAGCACTAAGCAAGGCGCAAGCCACGCAGAGTGTTGTTACAGGCAACAATAAAGGCCCAGTGCCGACAAAGGCGCCTAGTAACATCAATGATTTTAGAGCGCAACTTGACGCAATATTACCAGACTAAAAAAAAAGGAGAATAAACGATGGCTTTAATAGGCGCAAAATTAGATGAAGTACAAGCGGTCGCGCATAACGCATTCGAAAAAATTATGCCAGATCAATATTTAATCAGTTCAGCCTTTGGAAACATGATGTCCAAAGCGCCAAACTTGCAATATGTTTCTGGGGGTTCAAAAATTCAACAGCCAGTACAAATTGCAGAAAACAAAGCAGATGGCTTTATTGATGGTAAGTTTGATGTATTGGATTTATCCGCTTCTCAGCAATTAAGTTTTGCAGAGTTTGACTTCAAATATCAAAACTACAATGTAACTATTACACTTGATGATATTACTAGAACTGACGGTACCCCTAACGCTATTAAATCACTTTTAGTTGAAAAAGTTAATCTAGCTGCTGGAACCGCAGGCCGTACCTATGCTAAAGCATTGCATGGTAACGGGTCAGATTCAAACGGAAAAGCAATTAATGGCCTTGGGGACGTGACTGCTGCCTCTGGTACTGCTTATGGTGGTATTACCAACACCGATTTAGATGATTCAACAACTTGGTTGACTGAAATTGATACAAGCACTAACACAATCAACTACTCAAATTTGAATACTCTAGTGGGAACTTTGCTTGCACGTGGGCAAGGTGCAGGTGATGCAGCTGGTTCATACGCTCCTGACGTTATGATTTCTAACTCATACGTTCAAGACAAGTTTTTAGCTTCTCAACAGTCTCAACAACAGTTTGCACCAGCAGATGATCTTAAAGCTGGATTTAGAGGATGCGTGTATCGTGGAATTAACTGGTACATTGATGACAACAGCCCAGGTTCTGCTGATAGTTCAATTGCTGACAATTTTTTATATGTATTATCATCTAAAACGTTTGCTTTGAAATACAAATATGGTTTTGAAGGGAAAAAAGCCCCAGTTGATTTTAATGGGCGTATACCTAACCAAGCGGTTATAACTTCACAGCACTTTATGGCTTACAACTTAGTATGTAGAGCTCGACGATACAACGGCGTATTTAAAGCTTTACAATCTTAATTATTTTTGAAAGGAGAAAACTAAATGTCTTATGTAAATTCAATCGACACTGATGACTTAACAAATCCATCTAGCACACGTAAATATGAGCTAGGTGCACGATATGTTGATAATTCAGACACTAACGCAATTAAAAAAGAGTATGTGTACGCTAAAGCACACGGTGCATTGACTCAGTATCAGCCATACCAGTTATCAGCGGTTAACACTGCTGGTGCGGAAGTATCAACTAAAGCCCCTGCAACTACTGCAAGTGGTGCTACTATTGTTGCTCCTCAGGTTGCTGTTACTTCTGGTTATTACGCATGGGTTCCTTATAAAGGAATTGTAACTGTATTAACAACTGATACATTTGCAGCTGGTGACTATGCCGAAGTATTGAATGCTGGAACAGGCCTAAAATTAGACGGTGGTGTTTCTGGGTCAACTGCTGAAGGTGCAGGTTCCGTTGGAATCGCAACTACTGCAACAAGCGATGGGTCAGCATCTTTTGTATTGTCAGGAAACGTAGTAGCTGTAGCAGCTTCTTAAATAGCTTATTGGGTGGTGGCCTTGTGCCACCCCCACTACTAATAAAATGGCAAACTTTGAGGATATTTTATCAAACGTAGGGGTTAGGTACTTTAAGGCCACTGGTGCTGGTACAGATGCAGACCCTTACATTCCATCAACATCAACGGCAATAAGTGCCGACGAGGTATCTAGTATTACTAATTTTAATGTGTCTATTGGCACAAGTAGCACGCAGGTGTTAGCTGCTAACGGGAACAGAAAATTACTAATATTGGTTAATAATAGCGATGAGCCTATTTATGTATCTTTAGGTGCAACAGCGACACTCAATAACGGCATACGCTTAAATGCAAGCGGTGGGGCGTTGGCATTAGATAACCCGATATTCAAAGGTGTTGTAAATGCAATATCGGCAAATGGAAGCAAAACGCTAGTAGGTGCCGAGGGATGACATACATCTATAACCCAACAGAGGGTGGCGGGGGTGGTGGTACAGATAAGTTTTTATCGTCTTTAGGATTTAACACTGGAACAGGGGTTCTTACAGCTACTATGAACGATAGCGCAACAAGAACGGTAGACTTAGACGGGCGTTATCTTGAAAACGTGGTCGAAGACACTACCCCACAGCTTGGCGGTAATCTAGACTTAAATAGTAGTGATATCACGGGGACAGGCAACATAAATATAACAGGATCAGGCACACTGTCAGGTGACTTAACCATAGACACAAATACGCTTTATGTTGATTCGACAAGTAATCAAGTTGGTATTGGAACAACGACACTAAATGGTGAGATATTAACAGTTAATGGCAACGTTGAAGCTAATAACTTTATCGGTGGTTTACGTGGTGAGGTACAATTTAAAGCCAAAGCGGGTGAGGCAATAAGCAAGGGGGACCCTGTCTATATATCTAGTTTTGATCTTACTGGTAACGTGCCAGTCGTAGGCATAGCAGACGCGAATGATGTTAATAAAATGCCAGCGTTTGGGTTGGCTGAGAGTACGGTATCTTTAAACGCTTCAGTTAATGTGGTTACATTTGGTACATTGTCAGGAATAGATACAAGTTCATTTTCTTTAGGTGACATTTTATACATTTCTGATACAGGAACACTCACAGCCACTAAACCTTATGGCGAGTCATCGAAAGTGCAAAACATTGGCAAAGTGCAACGAGTACATGCCAGTGCAGGCTCAATAAAAGTTGGTGGTGCAGGTCGTACTAACGATGTCCCTAACCTTAACGATGGGAATGTATTTATTGGTAACTCTAGCAATACATGGGAGGCCAGAGCGTTAACCCTTGACGACGTATCAGAGACAGCCACAAATAAGCATTTTACAGCGAGTGATAATACTAAATTAGATGGCATAGAAAATAACGCCACAGCTGATCAAACAGCAGCAGAAATAAAAACTGCTTATGAATCAAATAATAATACAAATGCCTTTACTGATGCCGAGCAATCTAAATTGTCAGGCATCGAAACCGGAGCACAAGTAAATGTAAATGCCGACTGGGACGCTGTTAGTGGTGATGCCCAGATACTTAATAAACCTACAACGATAACAAGTGCAGAGCAAACTAAGCTAGGCTATATATCTGTTACACAAGCGGTTGACCTAGACATTATGGAGTCTGACATAACAATAAACAACGCAAAAGTGAGCAATGCTACACATACAGGTGACGTTACTGGTGCCACAGCATTAACGATTGCGGATGAAGCCGTAACCAATGCAAAAATGGCACACGTTGCAACAGGAACGGTTAAAGGCAGAACAACAGCTGGGACAGGCGATGTAGAAGATTTAACAATATCAACAACTTTAAAAACAGCACTGGGTTTAGTTAAAGGCGATGTAGGGCTTGGGAATGTAGCAAATGTAGATACGACTAACGCAAGCAATATATCTAGCGGCACATTAGCAGAAGCTAGACTGTCAAGTATAGATGCGGATAATACGACAATTAGTAATTTAACAGTTACAAATCTTAAGGCTGGCGTACTTGATACAGATTTAACTAGTGTTAGTGCAAGTCACGATACACTTGCAAGTGCTAAAGCAATCAAGGATTATATAGATGCAAGGGTGCAGTACGCATTAGATAATGCAACGCAGTATTTTGGATAGGAGGTAATATTATGTTAGTTAATGACGTTATAGATAGAATCAATACAGCAATATCTGACCAAGACAGCACAAAAGCTAGTAACACACTTTTTACTAATAAGCGTAAAGTCAACCAACTTAAAAATGCATTGGATCAGTATGCCAGCAACGTTAAAGGTATTGAAGATATTTTTAGTACGCCCGTTAATACGTCGAATCGAGTTGTTACAGGCCCTACTGATGCGATTAGGTCACAGGCCTATAGACTGGCTTATATCTGGCGTGATGGGCGTAAAAACCCATTAAATATAAAAAACTTAAATTATGTAACTACAGAATTCCCTTATAATACCTATGCAGGGATTCCCCGTTTTATAAATGTTTGGAATAACGAAATTACCATTTATCCTGATAGTAGCAGTTCAGCACAAACGACGACTCTTAACGGGGCTATTAGTGATAGTGCTACTACAATTACTGTAGCGTCAACTAATAGCTTTCCAGAGCTAGATGGTCGTATAACAATTAACAACGAAAAGATACGTTACACCGCTAAAACCGCAACAACGTTTACCGGATGCACGCGAGGTGTTGAAGGAACAACAGCCGCAGGGCATAGTGACACTGATACAGTAACGCATAACAACTTTGAGTTGTTTTACAGGCGCAAACACTTTGAAATAAGCGTTGACGCTAACGACACAATTAGTCCTACAGACCTAGCCAAAGAAATGGAAATCCCAGACGAGCATGTTGAGCCAATTGTAGATTTAGTTGCTAATAAATTGTTAATTTTGATTGGCGATTTCAATTTAGCTGACAGGTATAAAATAGATGCAGCAGCGTTTTTCAGACAAGCAAAAAATGATATTGAGGCAGGCTATGGCGATGTGGTACAAGGTGGCATGATTGGTCACGCATATGATTGGGAAGTCAATAACATAGGAGCAACAATTTGAGCTTTGTTGTAGAATCTTACGAATCTAAGGGGTTGCGAGACGACAAAGGGCGTAAGTTTGTTTCGCCTGACTATTTCTACAACATAGAAAACATGAACTACGATGGGATTATCGGGTGTCAGCGAATTAAAGCCCCAAGCGTTGAATATAACGTGGGATCAAACCAAATTGATGGTGGTGTGGACTTCCGATACATCGATTCAGTAGGGCAGTTCCAAAGTGAAAAAATAATTGTCCAAGGCGGATCAATAATTAAAGACTTTGTAACTAGCCCAAGCACTGTATATACCGGGCTAACAGCTGGCAAGAAATGCACGTTTGGAATACTCAACGACAAGCTGTTTATTTCGAATGGCTTTGATTATCCATTAGTTTATGACGGTACATATGTAAAACAAATGGGTGCGCCTACAGCTAAAGACCTGCTTGTAGCTGGTAGCTTAACAGGGGCTTATTACTATGCCATGACGTATGTTATTGATGGTGTAGAAATTATATTAGGAACTATTAGTAACACCATTACCGTATCAAGTAAAAGTATTGATCTTGATTTACCCGTTGGAATTGCAACATGCACAGCACGTAAAATATACCGTACAGAAGCAGGGGGAAGCACATTAAAGCTACTAACAACTATTAGCGATAACACCACGACAACGTATCAAGACAACACAGTAGATGGCTCACTAGGGGCAAATATCCCTAGTACAAATAGCTCATGCCCAACCCCACAGTTTATTACGGTTAAAGATGAAAAAATTATTGGTGCGGTTAATGCCAATAGACCTAACTACTTGTATGTCACAGAGTTTGAAGTAGAAGTGTTTTTCAATACGTCTGGCGTTTATGATGTCTCTGGTGTAGGTAACGACAATTCGCCACTAACAGGATTGATTGAAGATTATAACCAGATCGTGGTTTTTTCTGAAAAACATATCTATTTAGCGGATACGTCAGGGCTAACAACCAGCGTAAAACAAACCACGTCTAACGTTGGGTGTATCGATGGGTTTAGTATTGCACGAATACCAGAGAATGACGTATTGCAGGGTGGGATTATGTTTGTTTCTAATTTGTACGATGTTCGTATTTTTAGTGGAAATATTGCCACCAACCTAGCGACAAGTTTTGACAACTTAACAACTAATAATTTCAGCATTGCATTAGATAAAGACAACTTAAAAAATCAGTTAAAAGACAACCCACTTGAAGCAGCATTTTTCGATTACAAGTATCATTTAATTGCGGAAACGTTTATGTATGTGTACGACATACGAATAAACGGTTGGACAAAATACTTTATAAAAACAACGAGTTACACACCAGTCTATTGGCGATTTTTTTTAATAGGGCAGACCCTATACGTAACCCAAAAAAACACAGGTATTGTTGAGCAGATGTATAACGCTATCACTTATCGTGGGGAAGAAATTACAGCTTTTTTTGAAACGCCCGAAATAGCCGTTGGCACAGATCGAAAGTTCTTTAAAAATTTATATATTTATTATGATAAATCTGGAAGCAATACGCTAACCGCACTCGCTACAATAGACAGCACCAAAACAGTAACCGCAACAATTACCTATGACGGGGCATACTATGACTTTGATTATTTTGATGAGGATTACTACGAAACAACTGAAGATGAAGAAGACTACAAAGTGGTATATATCAATAAATACGCCAACTGGATGAGGTTTAAAGTTAGCACACAGACGCAAGCAATTATAAAGGGTTGGAAGTTGGAAGGGCGAGTCGTTGGAGATTAAAGAAAAAGAAATTTCTATTAATAAGCTTATGGACCAGGCGGAATGCATAATAGCAACTGGCGAACCAGTAGAAATGCCATTAACACATCGTTTTACTGATGGTATGTACATTCGTGAAATATTTATGCCCGCAGGTACAATATTAACAAGTAAAATACATAAAACTAACCACCCATTTGTTGTCAGTAAAGGGAAGTGCATAGTTTACGATGGAAATAAACTAGAAACTATAACGGCCCCACACACAGGAATAACAGAACCAAATACGAGGCGTTTATTATATATAGAAGAAGATACGATCTGGACAACATTTCACGTAACACAAAAAACAAATGTTGATGAAATTGAAAAAGAAATTATACAAGAACATAATAATGAAATGTTAGACAAAGAACTATTTAATAAATTTAACAAAATAAACACACAAAACAATACATATATAAATAAAAAGGAGGCTTTACAATGAGTTTTGCAGCGATAGGCGGTGCAGTTCTTGGGGGCGTAGTCGTAGGCGAGTACCAAAAAAGCGAAGGAAAAAAAGCTAGGGCAGCGCAAAGAGAATTAACCGAACAACAATTAATTGAACGCCGAGCAGAGCTACTAGGGCGTGAACGTGGACAAGAAGAAGCGCAAAGAAGAGCAGAAGAAATCGGACAGCAAGCACAACAGCAGTTCATGGCAGCTACAGAAGGTCGCCCAGAGCAAATTACACGTCTGCAAGAAATTATTAGACAGCGGAGATTGCCAGAACAACAACAAGCAATTAAACGAGGCCAATTAGCTTTACAACAAGCAGGCGTAAGAGGCCCAGAAGCAGCGCAACAAACGCAAATGCTAGCAGGTCGATTAGGGCGTGAACTTGGGTTTGATGTCGAAAAAATAGCGTTAGAGGAAGAATTAAGACGACAACGAAGCCGTGAGCAGATGGCTGGACAACGTGGTTTAGTATCACTGCAACAGCAATTACAGCCAATACAAAGATATGGAGGGCAACGATGAAGGGGCAACCACGTAATCAATTAAATATGGCTCCATTACCAACTAGGCCAACGCAAGAACAGATGACAGCGGAGCTACTAGCAAGCGGTCAGCCAATACAGCCAATGCAACCACAACAGCCAAGCCCAATTGATAATATTATTGGGGGCTTAGGCCAAGGTGCAAAAGGTTTATTGCAAGGCTTCGGTGATTTTGTTAATGCTCAGAAAGATAGTCCAGAAGGGCGGCTATTACTAAACAACATGCTTGCAGGTGTAACGGTTGCTTTAGGTGCTGACCCAGCAATAGGGGCCAATATTGTACAGCAAGGACAAGAACAGTTTAAACTTGGCTTGGCTAAACAAGAAAAGGAAAGTGAACGTCAATTTGAATTAAAAAAATTAGGATTAAAAGAATCGCAAGAAACTAAAAAAGCAGAAAAAGAAGCTAAAAAACAAATTACGAAACTAGAAGATGATTATAGAAAAGAATATAACACAAAAAAGATAGTAAAAGACTCAAAAGAAATTGATTCTGCAATATCAAGAATGGACAACGTTTGGAATAAATATCAAAGCAATCCAAATCCAAATAGTAAAAACGCACTAGATCAAGCACTTGTTATTACATTTAATAAAATGTTAGATCCAGGGTCAGTAGTCAGAGAGTCAGAATTTGCACGAACGCCGCAAGGTCAAAGTTTAATTTCTAGAATACAAGGAGCCTCAGAAAAACTAGCTGAAGGTGGTGTGGGGCTTACGGATGCAGAAAGAGATGAAATTATTGTTGTTGCTAAACAATTACAAGAAGGCCAAATGATGCAACTTGAAAAAGAAAAGAAATTTTATAGAGAATTAGCAGAACAAAGAGGCTTAAATATTGAAAACATATTAGGTAAAAATAAAACAAAAGTTCCTGTAATCCCTAAAGGAATAAAAAATATAACTGATAGTAAAAAAACTACACCAAGTCTTAATATAGACAACTATATAGTGAGAGTAAAACAATAATGCCAACATATGAAATAACAAGCCCAGACGGGCGTGTAATAGAACTAGAAGGCGATACACCACCATCTAAAGAAACAATAAAAAAAGCCTTTGCAGCCATCGAGTCACAACAAGCACAAGCACAACCAGAGCCAACATTAATGGAAAAGATACGTGGCATATCACCATTAGAGGTAATAAAAGAAACACCAAAACAAGTAGTTAGTGATATAGCAAGATTAGCACCGATTGCAGCGTTACCTTTTGCTGGGATAGGGTTAGCTGGGCAAGCGGCAATAACTGGTGGCAGCCGAGTTGTTGGTGGTCTAGCCGAGGGAGAAGGCGTATCGCAAGCATTAAAATCAGGTGCTATAGCAGCGGGCACTGAATCAGCAATAGGAAAAGGTTTAAAGCTAGGTAAGCCAGTAGCTAAAGCATTAGAAAAACCAGCAAAAGAAACAGCCGCTTTTGTTGGGAATATTCTGAGTTCAGTGCCTAGAGAATCAATAGAAAAAGCGTTAAGCAATCCAAGAATATTAAAAACCAAATATACATATACGGATTTAGGTAAAAAAGCGAAAGATGGTTTGCAAAAGTTATTAAAAGAATCAGGCACACGAAAAAAACAAGAAACAAGAATTTTAAAACAATCTGAAAAGCAATTTGATTTATCAACATTCGTAAATCGTCAAAAACAACTGCTTGAAAAGAAGGCAGGACAACAAAGCGTGTACACGCCACAAGAAAAAGTTGATATTAATGAAATTTTGGATAATGTAAAAAGAGAGCGTAGCCCAGAGGGATTAAGAGAAATTATGGACCAGATTGACAATACAAGTCAATTGTATAAAGACCCCGCAACAGTTTCTAAGAGAACCACAAAAGGCGACAAAAAATTAAAAGAAATAAGCAACAAAATTAGAACTCAATTAAAAACTGAGGTTGAGGGCGTTTCTGAGCTAAGGGAGCAAACAAAAGAAGTTCTTGAAATTAAAGAAATCCTTGGTAAAAAATTAGCAAAAAACAAAGACGCTTCAAAACTTTTAAAAAGACAACAAGATGATGTTACACAAGAAGCATTGCAAAAATTAGATGACCTGTTACCTGAAAAAGATAAATTTTTAAATAAAGCAGAAAATATAAAAATAAAAGAACAGTTTAGCAAGATTTTTCCTGGCCAAGGCGGTGGGGCAGGCGGTGCCGAGGGTGTAGCCAATTTATTACGTGTTGGGGCAGGGTTAGCAACAACCCCATTAGCATTACCTTTTATTAGCCCAGTTGCACAAAAAGCAGCGATTGGAACTTTACCAACAGTAGGAAGAGGTTTACAGGTAGCAGGAAGGGCAATCCCAAAAGCTGCAGCAATGGCAGTAACACCAATAGAACGACAAAAAAGCGGAGGCATCGCCCCAAGATCATTACAACAAATTAAAAAGGAGCGTGGACTATAATGGCAGTACCAAGTGCAAGTGATTTTAATAAATGGAGTGGAACCAAGTTTTCAAATACCGATTGGGACCAAAACGTAGATAAAACAGTAGAAATATTAGCAAACGGAAACTACGACCTAAATGTGGCACAACTAACAGCTACAAGCTACGTGGGCATCCCATCTGATCAATTCTCCACAATAACAGCAGGTGAAAACCTTACCGCAGGGGATATTTTACGAATTAGTGGCGGACAGGCATATAAAGCTGACAATACTACATTTGCTGGGATTACAGCAGTTGTAGGGGTTTGTAATACCACCGTATCTAGTGGCCAAACAGTTAAAATTGACTATGGGTTTTATAATTCATTTAGTTCACTGACGGCAGGCACTAAGTATTATGTAGGAACATCCGGAGGACTAACCAGCACAAAGCCAGAGTACGCATGTGAAGTTGGGACAGCGGTTAGCGCAACCAGAATTAATATTGAAATTAAAAATGTTAAAGGTGCGGCAACTACATGGACACCAACATATAGCGCAAGTGGGTTCATGACCTTTACGTCTGTTACAACGCATTACGCAACTTATATAAGAAATAAAGATAATACGAGTGTTTACGTTGAAATTAAGGCTACTGGCACACTTGGCGGAACTGCAAGTAATCTAATTAAATTTACGCCGCCAGTAACGCCAAATGCAGATTATTCATCCGGAACTCAAAAAGCAATGAATTTAGTTGGTGGTGGAACTGAAGGAAGTAGTAGCGGGGCTATACGTGGATTTGTTACATATTATGATGGAACTAACATCAATGTTTTTCAGCCTAACAATAATAATTATAGCTTAGGCTCAAACGCTGGGTTGTATTTGTCAGGCACTTACAGAATTTAAATGGAACTACTAAGATACGCTCCATCATTATACACATTAATTCAAACCGCATCTGGGCAGTTCTTCGTTGTATTTTTTGCTTATGTCGTAATGGGCGTCTACATTTTTAAGATGTTTAACGAAATAAGCACAATTAAGAAAAATATGGAAAAGTACAAAACGCAGACCGATGAGGCAATTAAGAATGTATTAACTGAATTAAAACAAGTAAGCCGTGTCGTTTATAAGATGGCCGGAAAACTAGAGGTAGATTAATGATAAAAGTACACTTTCACAAAAAAGAATACAAATGGTGGAATCCATTAAAATACACAACAAGTATAATCGAAATACGTTCAAATGACATTTATTATCATGTCAGTTTTGAAGAGAGTAAAATTTTTTATGAAGCTGAGTTTTTTAGTGGGGTATCAAGTTTTATTCAGCCTAGAGATGATATCGCGTACACAATCGAATTGCACATCGACAAAAAAACAACAAAAAAAATTGTTGATGAATTTGAGTCAATGCTTGGTAAAAAATATGATTTGTTTGGTGTTATTTTTGGTTTTTTTGGTTACAAAGTACATGATAGAAATAAATACTTTTGTTCTGAATTATTTTTGCCAATTCTAAAACATGCTTACGGCATTACTAAAGATGATTTAAAAACAAATCTAAGCCCAAAAGATGTTCGCATGTTTTGCCTTGCACTAACCAAAAATGCAAATATTACATAGTATAGTGTAAAAAGTGCAATCTAAGCTAAGCAGTCTTAAAGAAACATCGTTACAAGTTTTAACCGATATAGGCATAAATATGTGTATTGCAGCTCCCTTGGCACGTTTTTTGCATAATATTGAAAGTAGTGCCATTTTGGACATCATGGTTATTATGGCAATCATTAATTTTGGGAAAACCTATGCAATACGAAGGTCAAACGAAAAAAGACTCAATTAACACATTAAAAAATAAATGCGATGCAATGCACGATAAATTAACAAGTATTGAAGCAATGACAGCAAGCCGATGGAAGAATATTGATGTTGTAATTGATAAATTTGTGTTAAGTGTATCAATACTACTTATACTTAATTGTACAATATTAGCTATTCTGTTCTTTGCTTTGATTTAAAATGGTAGCGATATCATCACAAAAATTAGACGCATCGCCTAAGTATATTTTAAACCCCTCGTCTTTCTTAGGAACTATATTTTTAAGAACCAAAGCGTTTATTATATCGCAATCATTAAAATTATATTTCTTTTGGAGTATATCTTGTAGCGGTTTTATTGGGTTGTCCCAGTCCGCCCGTGGACTCGAAAAATTAAAGATAAATACTATATAATACTTTTCACAATCTATTTTATGCCTGGGCAATGTGTATAAAAGTATTTTTTCGTAGTCCTTATATGCCTTTGTTTTAAATCTTTGGCCCTGCCAACACTGATTAACACTTAATAATTTGATTTTTTTTTCTATTTTTAGCATTACTTGACCTATATGTTATAATTTCTATGTAATCTCATCACACACGGCAAGCCCCCTGTGGCTTGCCACTAAGTCTGGCTTAAATTATAAATTAGTAATCATAGTCGCCACATTTTTTTTAACCTTTACATCAATATCACCGCCTTTCATTTTAATTGTTACGTTATTGCCGCATAGGTTGTAAAAATTAGAGACTAAGGCAACTGCGCATGCGCCTGTACCGCACGACTGCGTCTCACCGACCCCACGCTCAAAAACTCGAACGTGTATGGCATTGTCTTGAACGCATGCAAATTCAAGATTTACGCCATCGGAAAAAAATAATTCTCCTAACCCGTTTTTACATAGTTTTATTTGTTCTGAAATTTTTGTAGAAACATGCGAAAGGTTAGGGACGTACACAACGGCATGGGGGTTGCCTACACTAATAGGTGTAACACGATAACCATGTATCATAATGGGAATGTATAACGTAGCTGGAACCATACTAATATGCAATTTTTCACTTACCAGTTTTGTTCTTATGATTCCTGCGTCAGTTTCAATGTTAATCTTTTTATTTGTATTTATATTGTTCTCACGTAAATATTTTATAATGCACCGTATAGCGTTACCGCACATCTCGGCAGTAGTCATGTCTTTATTAGTTATTTTGATTTGGTAGTCAGCTATCTTAGACGTATTCAGTGAGAAGTATCCGTCAATCCCTTCCGCACCAAACCGTTGTAAAGGCTCTTTATTATCGCGAGTATAGTCATGTATGGCAAATGTGTTGCCGTCAGCGCTATATATCATTTGTACTCCTTTAATAACTTTTTGAGCGGATTGACACCTTGCTCCATGTTTTCTTTAACCTCAATATAAACGGTGTTCGAACCTGCAATTTGTTTAATATTATGTTTATTAGGGCTTTCTATAAGCTCAATTTTTTTATTTCTCAAATCTTTGTATAGTTCTTTGGCCTCTTTCTCAATAAACACCCAATGTTCGGCCAAGCAATCTTCACAACGTTGTTTGCCGATTATTTTTTTAATTGTATAAACATCATCGTCAATAAGGTTCCAATCATAATGATTTCTTGATTGCTTTCTAAAACGCTCTAAAAACTCATTTACTTGGTTATCTGGTATGCTGTTAACATAATCCATAATATTTTTAAGCCTGGGCGCAAACTCCGATGTCTCAGCATGTTTATTCAATGCTTCATTAAGCAATTTTAAATCAATCTGCCTTTCAATAATTGCTTGAGCCAATGCTTTTATTTGTATTTGTTTGTCTTCTTGGCCGACTAATGCGTAGGCTTTTAGTATCATTGCGGTTACTGTTTTTTCGTAGTTATTCATTGATTTTCCCGTATACCGTGCCATATTTAAGTAGATTATTAATCATCCACTCATAACCCATAAATTTGCCTGATACTTTTTCTCTTTCCTTTGCTATCCTAGCCTCGATACCAATAGTAAACGGGTCATTCCATGAATAACTAAATCTGGCCATACTATTATTAGATAATCCAATAGACTCTAGTGCCTTAGCTCCTAATGATCTTGCAATACTAAATTTTTTATTGTGCATCAATTCCCTTGACCTTAACGGCCATCCGCTTATATCAATTTCAAAAATTACTCGTTTATTCATTTGTTTTCTCCTTATATGAGACTTTGAACGCTTTGTTTAACTGTTTATGGTCTGCTACTATTATTTGGACTGTTGGACTAACAGTGTTGGCGATAATGCCTGATATACCTCCACCTAAAACAATTAATGCAATTGGAGAATCTGTATTGATTGATACAACCCCACCTAAAAAGGACATCAATTCATATTTGTAATTGAGTACTTGTTTAATAATAATTATTATATTCTTCAATAATTCGATTAATTCTTCCCGAGTTTTCATTTATTTCACTCCAATCTTTTAAAAATATATACCAACCCATAAATGAATATGGTACCCACTCCCATAAGCCTAAATAAGTTAATACGTGTAATCCAAGGCTTATGGCTATCCCATTAAATACTTGTATAGGGGTTATCATTACTACTCACCTCTTGCCTTACAATATTTAATATTCTTTCTGATGCATACCTAAGAAAATCTGGGTGAAGCATAACTACGTATTTTACAAAATCGACGTCATCTAGCCATTTTTTATCGAGATACTTTACAATTCGCCACTCATACTTAAGTGCTATTTTTATAAGAT